GACGATATCAAGCAAGGAAATAGTTGGGTTCAAAAAGTCCTGTATCAAATACTTGAAAACAGGACGAACACGATTATAACTACAAATTTTGGAGGCGGACATCTCAAGAAATTGTATGAGAAAAGCCTCGTAGATAGAATAACGAAAGGAAACATGAAAACCAATGCGTTCAAGTTTAGCGATGACACGCAGTCAAGAAGAACAATTTCAGCAAGTGACTACTAAAGAGCGTCAGCAGATTATAGACGATTTTGAATCTAATCACTACGGACTATCTAGCTTGCTGAAAGAACGGTTGCTGATTACAAGTGACTACCAGTTTACAAGAAAGATGAACGAACTAAGAACTTTTGCCATAAATGGCGGAATTTATACGAGTTAGGATGGGAAATGGTAGATAAAAAATACAATATTGAACAGGAACTCGAACGATTTCTAGGTGTCCCTTTAAAGTTAAGAATTTTACGAGAATGTTTGTTGTATTTGTTCTTCAAAATGGCTAATGATACAACAGATATAACGGTAGAGAAGTCGGCCGTACATTCTAGCGATGGGACAAGTAAGACAGTCTATACAGTAACTGTGTATGACTAAATAAAAAAGCACCTGACGGCAATCAGGCGCTCAACAAAATTATTCAAGGAAATTATACCACGAAAGGGAAAGAAATGAAAGTGACAGTATATGCTTACGGTCGAAAATTAGACCCAGATGAACCAATTATTATTCCAGAAGGGCATCGATTTTATGATGTGTTACGTGGAATTTTAGATGAAGCGTTAGATAAAGAAGAAATTGCGTAAGGAGAGAGAAGAAATGTTTGAACCACCATTACTCAACCAGCTTTTAGGAACTGGTGCAGTGATTTTAGGATTTATTAGCGCAGGAATCCTAGTTCATCAGTTAGAAAAGCAAAAAGAGGAAGAAAAACGACTTCAAGAAGAGTATGATACGCAAGTGATTAGAACTTGTAATGAATTGCTTGAAATGGGTCGTGAGATTGAAAGAGAACAAATCCGCAAGAATATCCGTCGAGAGTTCAAAGGCTTCACATTTGATAACGAACCGCCTGTGGGCTTGCGCCCTGAGCCTCTAGCCTTGCCAGAACCACGAAGAGCACGCTATGCAAAGTATTTGGGATAGAGCAAAGGAGACGCTGATGACCAGAATTGAACTTGAAAACCGTGTATGGCTTTTGGCCAATCACGAAGAAAAAAACGAATTACTAGATCTTGGGTTAACATCCAAGGCCAAATATGTGAAACGAGTGCTTGAGCTTGGAAAGGTGTATGCTCATGTTTGATTATGACAGAGATATGATGCAACCTCCCGAAGAACGAGAAGAGCTTGACTCAAGCGAGTACATCTATGTTGGATGTGGACAGTATCGATATGTGGGTGATGAAGTATGATTGAAGAGTTATACGCAGATAATGGCACCTTGCGCTCTGACTATATTCATCTTGGCCGAGAGATGGGGCAGATTATCAATGAACAACAAGACGTTATTTTGAGATTACAAAACGAAAATCGACGCTTAAAGCGTGAAAATTGGAATTTGAAGAAGACGAAAGGAAGAAGGAAATGACTAACGAATTGACACAAAAGCAAATCACATCACCGGTTGCTGCACGCATCCAGGAAATGCAGAAAGAGGGCTTGATGATCGCGCAAAATTATAGCGTAAGCAACGCCCTAAGTTCAGCATACTATGCTCTTAAAAACTCATCTAGTGGGAATCTGCTTCAGCAATGTACGCAAGATAGTGTTTATAATGCATTGTTAGATATGGTTACTCAAGGTCTAAGTCCAGCTAAAACACAATGCTATTTCATACCTTACGGTAATGTGGTCAAATTGACCCGTTCGTATTTTGGAACAATGAAAGTCGTTAAACAGTTACCTGAAGTAAAAGACATCTATGCTCAGATTATCTTTAAAGGAGATGAGTTTGAAGCTGAAAACGTTGACGGGCGCTGGAAATTTGTCAGCCACAAGTCTAGCTGGAAGAACCAGGACAACCCAATTGAGGGAGTTTATTGTGTGATTGAAAAAACCGACGGGGAGAAAATCCTCACAATCATGACCAAGAAGGAAATTGACAAGTCTTGGGCGCAAGCTAAAACTAAGAATGTTCAGAATAACTTTCCTCAAGAAATGGCTAAGCGTACAGTCATCAATCGTGCAGCTAAACAATTCTTTAACACATCGGACGACAACGACTTATTCATCGATGCAGTCAATCGAACTACTGCTAACGAGTATGACAATGAGCGTCAAGTGAAAGAGGCCGAACCAGTGAGGAATGAAGTTGAAACATTAGACGATATCTTAAAAACTCCTAGCACGCCCGTAGAGCCCGATAACGTGGTGGATGGAGAATTTACCGAAGGAGCCAAAACAACCCCAAAAATGGCTGAAAAAACGGCAATTCCTGACGAGTTAGCTTCTACCGAATACCCAGCAGATGAAATTCCAGACTTTAACGAAGAAACAGGCGAAGTTTTGGAAGAGATCAGTTTCTTTGAGGGAAACACGACCAACATTAAGGAGTAGGCTATGGAAGAACTAACACAAGAGAACTACTACCAGGACACAAGTTACTTGACTAACTCACGGTTCAAACGCTATCAACAATGCCAAGCTAAGGCCTTTGCTTTGGACAGTGGACAATGGACTGAGGAGAGGGATGAAACACCTCTTCTCCTCGGTAACTATGTCCATAGCTACTTTGAAAGCCCAGAAGCACATCAGCAGTTCATGGATGAAAATGGTGACAAGTTACTAGCCAAGACTGGAAAGAACAAAGGAAACCTAAAATCTGATTTTGTGATTGGCGACAAGATGATTGCAAGTCTAAAGGACGACGATGGATTTAATCATTTGTATCACGGTTATCCGTCAGACGAAGTCCAAAAAGAGTTGATTGTCTATGGAGAAATTGAAGGTGTGCCAGTCAAAGGCAAGTTGGACAGTGTCAACTTGAGTCGTGGCTATTTCGTGGATTTAAAAACCATGAAGTCCATCTATGCAGAAGAATGGAGCGCAGAACTTAAAAAGAAAGTTCCTGCAGCAGTTAACAATATTCTTAACTTTGGATATCATGGTCAGCTTGGTCTCTATCGTGAATTGTTGAAGCAAATGACTGGGAATGATTTCAGACCATACATTGTAGCAGTCAGCAAGGAAAATGTGCCTGATCGTGACATTTTGAAAATCGATGATGAATGGCTTGAAGAAGGTTTAGACAAAATCAAGTCTGAAATTGTAGAAGTTTGGGATGTTATTCAAGGTCAGAAAGAGCCTAAAAAATGTGATCATTGCGATTATTGCAGAAGCCAGAAAAAGCTGAATGCAGTAGTTAGCTTGAATGACTTGATTGAAAGTGATTATTAAGTTTGAAAAACCAACTGTTTCCAAAATGGAAACAACTCAAAAACCAACAAGCCGGGCATTCTTGTAAAACTGCGAACTAGAAAGCGTCAAAAAAACGGTCGTGTGACCTTGGACGAGCGACTGCCCGTATTTAGCCAAACTCACAAAGGCAGTCGCATTTTTTAGAGATATGGACTTGAAAATAGGCGATTTTGTGAAAGTTTTAAAAAATGGGGAATTTTTTAAAATCGTACAAATCAAAAAAATCTACGGTGATTGTATTGAAACCAGTCATGGACTTTATAATCGAACTACACTTGCAAGCCGATTAGATGGCAAGTGTGTAATATCTGGAATTGTGAGTTGGGAGGACCAGAATGGAGTGGGCGGATTGGGTGGACTGGGAACCTGAAACTAAAACGGACATCAAAACCAAGATTGAAAATGACGGGTACACTTTCCCACACTACGACAAGAAAAACAATGGCGTCAAGTACGTCATTTCTACAATGGACATCAAACGAGACTGTCTGAGACTTGGGGTTCCATTTGAAGAGGTATACCCTTTGCAAACTACACTTTTTTAACAGGAGAAAATTAATGCATTATAAAATCGATATAGCAGGAACGAGTATTGCACTTAATGTCGCTAAAAATGACATAACGGTTACAAATGGAATCCAATATGATATTCAGATGCAATTCAGGAATTTAGATTCCGATACATCTTTGGATACTGAAGGTGATGTATTTGAACCACTATACTGGTTAGATGTGAAGGTAACACCAAAAGAGCCGACAGAATACCATTACAGCTTAGGAGTCAAGAGAGAAAAACGCCACCTGGCTGAACTTCAGAAGTTCTTTGAGTTCATCGAGAACAACAAACGAAATCTCTTCGACCTATGTGGCATCAAGGGAGAACTGCAATGAGTTTACTGACATTATCGTTAGACATTTCAACTACTGCGACAGGATGGGCCGTATTTCACGGCTCTGACCTTGTCCAGAGTGGTGTCTTAAAACATAAAAGCAAGTCTTTCTTTGAGCGTGGTCGGTTCATGGCTAGCGAACTGCGAGCGATTCAATCGAGAGCGCTGCAGAAGTACGACTGCCATTTTGAATCGATTGTGGTCGAGAAGAACTCAGTTATGGGGCCAAATCAGCAGTCTATGATTAGTATTGGAATTGTGACAGGTGTCATTCTTGGCCGACTGATTGCTGACAATGTGTACTTCGTGAACGTTTCGACCTGGCGCAAGTATTGGCAGTTTAGTTACAAAGACCGTAGCAAAAAATCGATGAAGCTGCAGGCCGTTGCTAAGGTGTCCGATGAATTCGATCTGAACGTCAAAGACGATGAAGCTGACGCAATCCTGATTGGTTCATATTTTGTAAACCATGGCCAAGAATTTGGAAATCTGGAAAGCCACAAGGTTAGTTGAGGAGTTGGAAGATGAAACTTAAGGAATTGATTGAGAAATTTGAAGAACGAAAAACAATAATTGGCAATTTTCAAGGTTATGCAGTTTGGTGGGAAGATGTTAAAGAAATCTTTGAACAACTAGACGAACCGCAACCAGTTAAAGTACCGCAGTTTGTGGCGGATTGGTATGAAGAGAATAAGGATGATTTTGAACTAAATCTTTGGTTTTTTTTGACAGAATTCGACGAGGAAAACATAGATATATCAGAAAGGTTCGGAATATGGTTAGGCGATGAAGCTAACAATCCTATTCAAACCCTCGTCAACATGCACCAATTCGGCTACGAGGTCAAGGAAGAGAAGCGGTATCTGGTGAATATTAAAGGGAATATTAAAGAAAATATGTTGGTTTATGGAGAACTTTTGGAAAGGTATTTCTTTACAAAAAGCCTTAGCTTAGACAACGCTATATATTCCCACACCCGCAAAGAACTTGAAGAAGCGGATTTCGGCTGGGTATTCGATTGCCCAGGGATTGAGATTGAGGAGGTAGAGTGATGAGTTATGATTTGGAAATCTTAGCGAAAATAGAAAACGGACAATATATCCGTATTGCTGAACCTAGATATAGTTCTCCAACCTATAATCTCGGGAAGATGTTTAGAATTGCTATGGATTGGGATTTTGACCAAGACACTACATACAACATTGCTGATGTGTTAGATAACATTCAACGTGGTATATCTGAATTAGAACGGTACCCTGAAAAGTATGTGCAGTATGAACCTGAAAATAGATGGGGAACAGTTAGCGGTGCATTGGAGGTTTTAAAGTCATTGAAAGAGTGTATTTTAGAACAAGATATTGATACGAAATATTTATATATGAGGTGGTAATGTGAAACGATTCATTACAGTGTGTATCCTCGTCTCTGCTGGACTAAACATCTGGCAGATGGACAGGATTCGAGACTTGGAAGAGAAGAAGCCTATGGTTGTCTACAAGACTGATAACGCAGGCGCTGAAGTATTCGGTAAAGTCCTTGAGAAAGGGCGACACGGAAAGTTATACACGGTGACTATCAGAGATTATGGGATTTTTGTAGTTACGAAGGAGCAGTGGGACAAAGTTAAAGTTGGGGATGAGGTGATGTTGTGACGTTCGTGGAACACAATAACCGCGAGAAAGCCAATAAATTCGCGGAGTATGTGACTGGAAAACCGCTACGTGAATACTTAGCAAACAAAGTAAAACAATATTGCGGTGAGAATATTTCTGTCTTTGATGGTGCTGCAGGCTCTGGACAGTTGGAGCAATTTATCAGTATGGCTGATTTTCATGCGGTAGAAATTCAGCAGGAAAGTTGTGAAGCATTGAAGACAAATTTTCCTCATGCAGTTGTGGACAATCAGAGTTTTTTTACGTATCAATCAGATATACAAGTGGATGCAATTGCAATGAATCCGCCTTATTCTCTGAAATTGAAAGATTTACCAGAAGAAGACCAACAGGCTATTAAAGAATTATATCCGTGGAAAAAATCTGGTGTTGTTGATGATATTTTTCTGTTAAAGTCACTAACTTACACAAAACGATACGGATTCTATATCATGTTCCCTGGTATTGCTTATCGTCAAACCGAGAAGAAAATGAGAGAGCTGGTAGGGAATAAGCTTGTTGAATTGAATGAGATTCAAAATGGATTTGAAGACACATCTATCAACGTGATTTTCTTAGTCATTGACAAAGAAAAAAATAACCCTGAGATTTCAAAAGAGATTTATGACTGTAAGACCAAAAAGATTGAATACAAAGAATCTGACAAATTAAATTCAGATTTCGGTTGGGTAATACCGAAGAAACCAGTTGAGAAAGAAGAAATAGACATTGATCAAGTGAATGCAGAGCTAGACCAAATGGCAATTGATCACCTTGAAAAGCATCTAGCTAGTCAATTGATGTTGATTCAGTTTTTTAATGCAGATATTGATTTAAAAGCTTTCATAACGAAATGCCACAAGGTCTTAGATGATTATTTATTGGCTTATAATTTTGCAGTAGGATTAGAATGAAACCAGACAATATAAAAAAGTATGGATTACTAGACGTTTGTGACTTAATTCCAGGTAAGCGCGGTAAAGTTAGCGAAGGTGCATATTATATTTATGGCGCTGGAAAAAATACAAAAGGCACAACAGATAAATTCAATTGCGATTGTAATACTATTCGACTAACTAAAAAAGGGACAGTCGGGGCAGTCTATTTCCATATTGACCCTTTTTGGATGGACGATGATAGCTTCAGAGTTGAGCCAAAAGAAATGATAGATAAGCGATATTTATTTCATTGGTTGTTGATGAAACGGGAAGAAATTGAACGTTGTGCAGACGGCGACAATCAACCAGGATTGTCACTAGCAAGATTGTCAAAGATAAAGATTGAAGTCCCTGATATGGAATATCAGTTGAAGGTTGTTGAGTTATTGGATGAAATGAGTGCAGATTTAGAATTTTTTATAGATAATATCACACAAACAAAAATGAACCAAAGCAAGGTTTTGAGTTACTATAACGAGAAAATCGGAACGGCTTTAGAAAGAGAAATAAATGCACAATAAGTTAGATTGTGAAGATTGTAGAAAGTTTTTCTTTTCGAAAGACAAGTTGGATTATGATTGTGTATTTCAAAATGGTATTTGTAGTGAATGCTTAGTCAAAAGAGTAGAAAGGGGGATTGAATGGTAGTTAACGATAAATAGAATCACGATTGGGAACTATATCAAGGAGATAGGTTTGTCACAATGGGAACATTATATGAGATAAGCGAATATACTGGTATAAGCTTAGATGCCTTAAAAATGTATTCAAGGAAATGGCACCAAACACATTTCCCAAATAGAAAAGCTTTGATAAGAATAGAAGATGATGAGGTGTTACTATGAACACACTAGAAAAAGTAAAACAATGGTTTATAGACCGTGATTTAGAAAACGGTGGACGACTAGACAAGCAGTCACTAAAACTTAGCGAAGAGTTCGGCGAGTTATGTGCAGGCTATCTCAAGAAGAATGAGCAACTGACCAAAGACAGCATCGGAGATTGTGCAGTCGTGATTGTCGGGCTGGCGTTGCTGATTGGAGAAGATGTGCATAAGATTTTTGATGAATCAAGGTTCATTGAAAAAAGAGATGTAATGAAATGTTTTAAAGGTTTAAATTTAAACATTTGTGCAATTCAATCGCATAGCGATAGAAGATACGATGGAATATGTCGTTATGATTTAGCATTAGCGGTTGACTATCTAAAATCAATCAGCAATGCTCTCGGTTATAGCTTCGAAGAATGTTTTGAACTAGCCTATCAAGAAATTAAAGACCGCAAGGGTCGTTGGATTGATGGCTCGTTCGTCAAAGAGGAGGATTTGAGATGATACCGAAATTTAGGGTTTGGCTGACAGACATTGATCAAATGTTAAGAGTGAAAGTTCTCGTTTTTGAGAAAGATATGACAAGATGTGTTTGTGGCTATAGTTTTGACTTTTACCTTGAAGATGAAAATGCAACTATCATGCAATCAACAGGACTCAAAGACAAGAACGGTAAGGAAATCTTTGAGGGGGATATTGTACAATTTGAAGATTGTTATACCGAAACAGATTTTTTGTATGTCAACACGGGTATTGTCGAGTGGAGTCAAGGAAGTTTTACTATTACCAATAGGGATTCTGTAGAAATGGGAGATTTGCTTGATGGAGAGTTCCTAGATGTGACAATTATCGGCAACGTATATGAGAACCCGGAGCTTTTGGAGGAGAAAGAATGAACCCAGAAATAATTGACAACATAAACAAACCAAGCCACTACCAAGGTCGGCATGGCATGGAATCTATCGATGTTTTGAGGAACTTCATGACAGACGAGGAGCTGAAAGGGTTCTATATGGGGAACAGCTTGAAGTACATACTACGACACCCAAAGAAAAACGGTCTTGAAGATCTGAAGAAAGCACGCAAGAACCTTGACTGGTTGATTGAGGAGATGGAACATGAGTGAGTACGCTTTGTATGAGGGCGACACCTTTATTACCATGGGCACTCTTGCTGAAATCAGCAAAGAAACAGGTATTGCTGAAAGGATGTTGAAGTATTATACTTTTGCATCCACTCAAAGAAGAAATCCAAATGGTAGAGCTGTCGTAAAGATTGAGGTGGATGATGAAGGATAATAAATTCGGAAATCAAATCAGATTGTGGCGAAAAGCCAAAGGTCTAAAGAAAGTTGAGGCTGCTAAAATCTTTGGAGTTACCCCAGAAGCTATTTGTCATTGGGAAAGTGGGAAAGCACAACCGCAAGATGGAGATATGTTTGTCATTTGCGAAAAGTTGAATCTCGACCCTCGTATGTTTTTGAGAAAAAAGACAAATCCTTTTGCAGAAATGCTGAAAAGAAAGCGATGTGAGTTGGGATTGACTCAAAGTGAATTAGCTATTAAATTAGGGTATCGCAGAGAGATAATAGCCAAGTGGGAAACAGGCAGTAGTATTTCTAAATGTGCACAGGAAGATATCTGTACTTTCTTTGGGCTTGAGATATAAAAAAAGCCAAGACACCCTCTGTCTCAGCTAATAGTTCTCGCAAAGACTATTATATCACAAAGGAGATAGAGAGTGAACAAGGCTAAAGAGCTATTGAAAGAATTACAAGACCTTGACATGGACATCCAAAGCCGTATAGATGAAATCAATGAGCTTGAGGCAGGTTTGCTCTCAAGTCCTAAGTGGTCAGGTGTCAAAGTCCAAGGCGGACAGGCTAGAAGAGTTGATGATGTCTATACTCAGCTGGTAGTGATGAAAGAGGCTATAGAGCAGGATACCAAGGAAGTTATTAACAGGAAACTTGAATTAGGTAGAATGATCAATAAGTTAACAAATCCGAAGTATCGGACAATTTTGAGAATGACTTACATCAATAAAGGGACTGCTGATAGTATTTGTTACGATTTAAAAATGAGCCGTACAACCTATTACAGATTAAAAAACGAGGCAATTTTGGCTCTAGAAGAAGTTGTCTGATATCATAAAGTTCAAAATGGGACTATTTGGGACAGCACGGTTCTAAAATTCTGTTAGAATGGTATTGTCAATAATCAGATATAGAGGTCTCAGAATTTGGTAGATGGTTACCTGGAATCAGGGTGTCGTAAAGGGCATTGAGGGTTCGAGTCCCTTCCTCTATTTCATTCATTGACGTCTCCTTTATATTTTTCATTTTATTTCCGAGGCTTCGGCCTCGTTTTGGCGGTGACAGGTAAGTGGTTTCTCTCCTATGTTTTTTCCTTCGGTTCAATTCCGGACATCGCCGTTGAAGACTACAAAAAAATAAATCAGAAAATTAATTTCTAATTAACACGCAAGGTAGTAGTCGCCTTGCAGGAAGGTCGCACATCGTGTGGCTTTTTTTAATTTTCGAATGGAGGTGATGGTCATGAATGAACGCGAAAAATTAGCAATTGAAGGATTGAAAACAGTAGCCAATAATTTGATGTCAGATTGGCCATCTTCTCGAAGCAGGCAGAAGTCTTTCGTACTCAATTACATGGCTAACGGGTTTCAGAATGCTACACAAGCAGCTAAAGAAGCTGGTTTTAGCGAGAAAACAGCTCGTAAACAGGCAAACAACATGCTTTCGAATATGGACATTTATGGACACATTCCACCAGTCGTTGAAAAGCTTAAAAACGCCTTTGACGAGCGCAGGACGGAGCTTTCTTTGCTAAATTCTGTGGACATTCAGCAGTTTTGGGCAAAAATTATCAGACGCGAAATCAAAGATGTCAAGCTTGTCGGCGATGGGGAAGGTTATCAGTCTGTCAAGGAAGTCCCTCCTGATTTGTCTGTAATGTTGTCAGCATCAGACAAATACGCTAAAACGCTAGGCATGTATCAAAACAACATTGATATCACTCAACGAACTATCGAAATTAAGGTAGGTGATTGGGATGCTGACGAAGACTAGACCAAAAATCAATATTGTCATTCAATATCCTAGCAGAGTTTTTAATAAGCATATCTATGACAAGCTCAATGACTATTCTATTTTTACTGAAGTTCACTACGGCGGAGCTTCATCAGGAAAAAGTCACGGTGTAATTCAGAAGGTAGTATACAAGGCTTGCCAAGATTGGAAGCATCCACGTAAAATACTCTTTTTGCGTAAAGTGGGGTCAACGGTTCACGATTCAATCTTTGAGGATGTAAAACAGTGCTTGGATAGTTGGCAGTTACTAGATAAGTGCAAGGTTAACAATTCGGCTTATCGAATTGAGTTACCAAACGGCGCACAATTTATTTTCAAAGGGCTGGACAACCCAGAGAAAATAAAGTCAATCAAGGGTGTGTCTGATGTCGTTATGGAAGAAGCCTCTGAGTTCACATTAGATGATTACACGCAGTTGACTTTGCGTTTAAGGGATAAGAAACACAAAGATAAGCAGATATTCTTGATGTTTAACCCTGTATCGAAAGTAAACTGGACGTATAACGCTTTTTTTGTTAAGAAGCCAAAAAATACGGTTGTTTATCATACGTCATACAAGGATAATCGTTTTTTAGACCAGGTAACGATTGAGAATATTGAAGAACTAGCTAACAGAAACGAAGCGTACTACAAGATTTACGCTCTGGGTGAGTTCGCAACTCTGGACAAGCTAGTCTTTCCAAAGTATGAGAAACGATTACTTAATAAAGACGAGCTGGCGCATCTACCAGCTTATTTTGGTCTTGACTATGGTTTTATCAATGACCCGTCAGCCTTGCTTCATGTAAGGATAGATGATGCTAACAAGCGTTTGTATGTAGTCGAAGAATTTGTAAGAAAGGGATTGACAAATGACAAGATTGCAGAAAGTATCAAGGCTCTAGGTTATGCCAAAGAGGAAATCAAGGCTGATAGCGCTGAAAAGAAATCAAATCAGGAATTGCGAAATCTTGGAATCTCTAGGGTTATTGATGTGCAAAAAGGTCCTGGATCAGTCATGCAAGGAATTCAGTATCTCTTGCAGTATGAATGGATAGTCGATGAGCGATGTGTGAAGCTAATTGAAGAACTCGAAAACTATACTTGGAAGAAAGACAAGAAGACAAATGAGTACATCAACGAGCCAGTAGATAGCTACAATCACTGCATCGATGCGATTAGGTACGCTTTGCAAGATAGGATATATAAAACAAAAATCAAACTATTCAAAGGAGGTTTTTAAAATTGGCGAAAGTTTTTGTTAACAAACGAAAAGTCATTACAACATCAAGTGATGAAGTGACTGAAGAAGTCGTTACTGAAGCGATTAGGCTTCACATGAGTAAGCTAGTCAAGAACTATGTTGAGAGCGAGGATATGTATCTATCACAACACGAAGTCTTAAAAATGACTAAAAAAGATAGTTGGAAACCAGATAATCGTCTGGTTTTTAATTACGCTAAGTATATTGTCGATACGTTTACAGGTTATCAAATCGGTGTCCCAGTAAAAATTAAGCACGAAGATGAAAACGTGAACGAGTTCGTTGCTGATTTTCGTAAGATCAACGACATGGAAGATTCAGAATTTGAACTTGCTAAGATGTCTAGCACATTTGGTCATGCGTTCATCTACGTATATCAAGACGAATACAAGCAGACTAGAGCGACTTATAATAGTCCAATAAACATGTTCATCGTGCATGACAATAGCATTGAAGAACGCCCGTTATTCGCAGTTAGGTACACGTTTAACGAGAATAGCCAAAAAGGTATTGGACAAGTCATCACGAATGATGAGGTGATTGACGCTGCGTTTTCAACTGGTGGCTCAGTAAGATTTGGTGAGCGTACTCAACACATCTATAGTTCCATTCCAGTTGTGGAATTGATTGAGAATGAAGAGCGACAAAGTGTTTTTGAAAGTGTTAAGACCTTAATTAACGCTTTAAATAAGGCAGCAAGTGAGAAAGCGAATGATGTAGATTATTTCGCAGATGCTTATTTGAAAGTGTTGGGTGTTGAACTACAAGATGAAGATGCTAGTCAAATCAGAGAGAACAGGATTTTCAATCTTTGGAAGAATGGCGACGGACCTTTGCCTGAGGTTAGCTTTTTGGAGAAACCAAGTTCAGACACGACACAAGAAAACCTTATCAGCTTACTGAAAGAGTCTATTTTTGCTATTTCAATGGTTGCCAACATGTCTGAAGCTGAGTTTGGAAATTCATCTGGTACTGCTCTTGCTTTTAAATTGCAAGCCATGGATAACCTTGCTCGTATGAAAGATAGAAAACTACAGTCAGCATTCAATCGCTTGTATCAGATTGTATTCAGCGTGCCTTTGACAACCGTATCCGAGGATGCGTGTACTGGTTTGACTTATACGTTTACTAGAAACGTACCAAGAAACATTCTTGAAGAAGCGCAGATTGTCGGACAGTTATCTGGACAAGTATCAGAAGAGACCAAGCTATCTGTTTTGTCTATTATCGATGATCCTCAGAAAGAAATCGAAAAAATGGAAAAAGAAGAGGAAGCTATGGGCGACCTTGAGACTCGTTTGGAAAAACAAAAAATCTACTCAGACGCTGCAATGGATGAAAGTCAGAAAGTTATAGCAGATGTTGACCAATAAGCATTGGGAAGATAGATATCGTGCTGAAGAAAAGGCTAGGGAACTAGCAGATAAGAGAGTAGCTTATCAACTGCACGGTGTCTATCAACAACACGCTAACGATATTCAGAAAGAAATAGACAGCTTTTGGCAAAGGTACGCTGATAAAGAGGGTATCACGAAGCTAGAAGCTAAACAGAGAGCTGATAGGCTTGACATGGTCAATGTCGAGTTTAAGGCTAGGCAGTTAGTTGAACGTGCTAATCGTTTGAGACAACGTGGCCAGAAAGTTACTAGCAAGGATTTCACGAAGGCAGAAAACGACTTGATGAGATTGTATAACTTGAAGATGAAGACAAGTCGTCTTGAAGTGCTGCAAGCAAATATCAAGCTACATCAATATGATTTGGCTTTGAATGAGTTTGAAATTATTGATAAGCATTTGACTGAATCAATCAGACGTGAAAATCTGTTTAGTGCTGGTGTTTTGAATATGACACTAGGCAGTTTTGAAGCTTCAAAAGTATCAGCTGATTCTATTGTGTACGCTAATTTCAATGGCGCTACTTGGCCAGGTAGACATTGGACAAGACAGAATGAATTGCGTGAAATCGTCAAGAAAGGTGTTGCTGATACCGTATTGAGAGGTAAAGGCACAAATGTTCTGATTAACAATCTTAGGAAAGAGTTTGATGTCTCGTATGGCTACGCTAGACGGTTGGCAGTAACCGAATCAGCAAGGGTTTATTCAGAGGCTCAGAAAGCCAACTATGAAGCGAATGGTGTTGAAGAGTTTGAAATCATGACTGAATTAAAAGCGTGTCATATTTGCCAACCGTTCAATGGGAAAATATTTAAAGTATCTGAGTTAGTTCCAGCATTGAACGCACCACCATTTCACCCGAATTGTCGATGTACGACAGTACCGCATTTTAGGAAAAAGCAGAGCAACGCTGATGAACAAACGATTTTTAATATCGATTTTCCGGATTACATTAAAAAGTTTTAGATAATGAATTTTCGATAAAAGGTCAAAATGTTGTTTTACGTAAAGAACGATTAGACCACATTTTGGAAGGCCATTCAGATATCGGAACTGATGTGCCTGATGTATTAAAAAGAACTATACTGGAACCGGACTTAATTTTAAAAGATAATAAAAACGATCAGACAGCTATGTTTGTAAAAAAAGATAGTATAAACCTAGTAAACACAATCGTTAAGTTATCAAATGCAAATAATTACGATAACTCAGTGATAACAGCATTTAGAATATCTGATAAACGATACAATCGTTTGTTAAAGAAGAATGCTACTTTACTTAAACGAGACGATATGTTATAATTAGAGCAATTAGAAGTGGTGAAGTAGAGATTTAGTGTTCCTACGCACCCCTGAGGTAGAAGAGATGGCGGGACAGACACACCGCCCACTGCTCTAATTAGCATCTATGTACAAGCATAGATGCTTTTTTTGTACTCAGAAAGGAATAAAGACATGGAAGATTGGAAAGAACGCTTTAAAAAAGAATACTATGAATTGAAAGAACGATTCCAGAAGTTAGATATGATGATTGGAAAATACGAAAAAGGGCAGCTAGAGTTTGAACCTAAATGTCCGATTGATTTGTTAAAAGGTCAGCGTTCAACAATGTGGAATTATTTAAAAATTCTAGAGCAACGTGCAAAAATTGAAGAAATTAAACTATAAAAAATAACCGCATCGAAATCGAGGCGGTTTTCTTATGCTTAGAAAGGAGCGAGAAATGAAATACAGAAAGAAACCTGTAGTAATTGAGGCGGTTCAGTTCGTAGATACGGAAGAATCAATTTTGAAATTGTCAGAATTAGGATTAGATCCAGTTCGTGTTGATTATGCCGATTTGGATAATCCAGTTCTAAAGATAGAAACACTTGAAGGATTGATGGTTGCAACAGAAGGCGACTACATTATCAAAGGTGTGCAAGGTGAATTTTATCCATGCAAACCTGACATTTTTAAAGAAACATACGAAAAAGTAGAGGAGTAAAAGATGTTTATTTGGGATTGGGTATCAATTCTATTGGGTTGGATTATATTTTTAGCATTAATGTTGTTTGTAATAATTAAATTATTCGAAGTAATCTCAACAGTAATCTCAGCTCTAAAAGTCGGAATTGAATACAGAAAGAAACTGAAACAATTGAAAAACAAATAACCTAACCGTATGGAATCCCGTACGGTTTTTATATTGTCCAAGCATTGAAGACTAAAAAAGCTATGGAAATTACAGTCGGGGACGACTTTAAAAATAGGAGGTTCGCAATGAACGAAGAAACACAAACAGTCGAAACGGTTGAAGAACAAAAGGTACCTGCAGAACCTGCACCACAACCGCAAGACGAGAAGAAGTACACGGACGCAGATGTCGATGCTATCATCGATAAGAAATTTGCTAAGTGGAAATCAGAGCAGGAAGCCAAGGAGAACGAAGCGAAAAAACTACGTCAGATGAACGAAGCTCAGAAAGCAGAGTATAAGCAGGAGAAACAAGAAGCATACATTGCTGAACTGGAAGCTAAAATCAATCGTAGTGGACTAGAACGAGAAGCCTCTAAAATGCTCTCTGAGGGCGGTATTGCAGTTGATGATAAAATCCTAGGTCTTGTCGTTAAAGATACCGCAGAGAGCACGCAGGAGGCTGTAGAAAGCTTTGTAGCTTTGGTGAATGAACTTGCTGATAAAAAGGTCAGCGAGAAACTAAAAGGTAAGACACCGAAGAAGATGGAAGACACTTCAGCTGGTGAGATTACCAAAGAACAATTTAACAGAATGGGTTATCAGAGTAGAAACGAACTACTCCAAAACAACCCAGAACTTTATCATAAATTGAAAGGATAATAGACAATGACACAAACTAAACTTGCACAGATGATTAACCCTGAAGTGATGGCTGACATGGTATCGGCTAAACTGCCTAAAATGATTAAATTCACTCCGCTTGCTTATGTCGAGCGCATGCTTGTCGGACAACCAGGTACTACTATCACGGTTCCTAAATGGGAATACTCTGGAGATGCCAAAGACATTGAAGAAGGCGTAGCAATCGAGCCTGATCAATTGACTACTAAGAAATCTACTATGACCATTAAAAAAGCTGGAAAAGGTATCGAACTTACTGACGAAGCGGTTCTTTCTGGTTACGGAGATCCAATTGGTCAAGCTACACATCAAATCGCATTGGCAATTGCTAACAAAGTAGACAATGATTTGGTAGAGGAAGCTAAGAAAGCAACTCAATATGTCGACGATGCCCCTACAACTGGCGACGCACTCGATAAAGCTTTGGCAGTATTCGCAGATGAAGAAGATGCTCGCTATGTTGCTCTTATCAACCCAGAAGATGCTATTGATTTGCGAAAAAATACTACAAAAGAGTGGGTTCGTGGTTCAGAAATCGGTGCTAACATTGTTGTATCTGGAACTTTCGGAGAGGTTCATGGTATTCAAATTGTACGTAGCAAGAAAGTTGAAAAAGGGAAAGGTTACCTTGTTAAAATTTCAGCTGTTGACACAGATACAGATGATGTTGCTAAATACGGAGCGTTTGTAATCAATCTTAAACGTGATGTAGCTATTGAAACAGACCGCGACATCCTCAAGAAAACTACAGTAATCACTGGTGATGAGCACTACGGTGTGTACTTGTACGACCCGTCTAAAGTTGTTAAATTTGGGGGTGCTTAATGGGTATGATGTTGCGACGACATCATCCTAAAAAGCCTGCTGAAGTAGAAGCTATTAATTATAGCGATTTGACGGTTAAAGAGCTGAAAGATATTGCTAAAGACCGCAATATTGAAGGTTATTCAACTTTAAACAAAGAGGACCTTATCTCAGTATTGGAGGGATAACATGGCCAATATCGTTCAAGCTAAAATATTGCTAGGTATCGAGGACAATCTTCAAGATAAGTTACTCACTACCATAGCAATGTTAACAACTGCTAATTTTTTGGCTTATGCCGGTGTAGATGATGTTCCAGAAGGCCTTGAGTATATTATTACCGAGGTCATTATTAAACGATTTAATAAGATTGGTGCTGAAGGGATGAGTAATCATTCCTTGGAAGGCACATCTATGAGATTTAACTCTGATGATTTCAAAGAATACGATAGTGTGATAAAGCGAGTTTGCTCAAAAACTTTCAATGCGAGGTTTAAGATGCTATGAGATATAACGATAGAGTGGAGATTATCGCTAAGAAGCATGAAGAATATGATCCTGAAACTGGCGAATATAATTCTAGCAATGACGAAGGGTTGATTGTGCCAGCTTATGTTATGGATTTGAGTTTGAACAAACAAACCGCTATTTTTGGCGAATATAAGTGTGGTTCGAAGGTGGTTTATTTCCAAAATGCTCCAAAAATCTCATTCACTTATCTTAATTATCGAAAAGAACGCTATAAATGCAAAGCAGATAAGCAGTCCGGCAGAGTATTCTATCTAGAGAAGGATAACTCCATTGAGTAGCTTACGTTTTGAATTAAAAGGCCTTGATAAACTTCAAGCTAAACTTCAAAGAGTGGCTAAAATGGAAGAAGTGGAGCGTATCATTGAAAAAAATGGTACTGAAATGCAGAAAAAAGCAGTTACCAACGCTTCCAAGTTTAGAGGTCACTATGAGGGTAGAGGCCAAAATAGGCGATTTGTCAAACCAACAGGAGCGACTAAACGTTCTATCTCTGTCAACAGTAGCAAGATAGAGAAATTTAAGTATCGAGTAGCACCAGGGACTGATTATGCTGCTTACGTTGAATTAGGAACTCGCAAAATGAGTGCACAACCTTTTATCAAACCGGCTTTTGATGATCAGAAGAAACTTTTTAAAAATGATTTAGAAAGGTTGGTTAAATGAAATCAAGAGAGCAAGCAGTTTTTGACAGCGTATTTAAACGTTGTCTTTTTTTGGGTTACAAAACATACGATTACAAGCCAGACGATGACGTTCCTTATCCGTTCGTTGAGCTGGAAGATACTACTTCCATACTCGTGCCGAATAAAACGGACGTGAAAGGTACAGTCGAGTTGGTTTTGTCGGTGTGGAGTACCCGTAAAAAACGCAAACAAGTATCAGATATGTGTTCGAGTATCTTAGCTGAAGCGATGAAGATTAGCGAGGCAGATGGTTATCATCTAGCTTTGAATATCTCGCAGTCTACAATATCGCTTTTTGACGACAACACGACAATCGAACCACTGAAGCGTGGTCGTGTTCGTTTAGTATTTACAATTTTATAGAAAAAGGAGGGCAAGAAATGCCTATTGCAAAAAAAGGGATTGACAGTATTCTATTGTTCCGCTTGTTGAGTGAAGCAAGCAAAGTAGACGGTGCGAAACTAGCATTCCAAACTGAACACTCATCTGAAAAGAGCCGTGACGCTAACTCAGTCAAAACTAAAGATGGTGTTCTTCAATCTGTAGGTGGTATTGATGTTTCTATCAGCGCTACAACAATTATGGCTAAAGATGATGAGTTGGTTGAAAAACTTGAAAAAGCTATGGATAAAGGTGAGCTTGTCGAAGTTTGGGAAATCGAGAAGAACGCTAAAAAACAAGGCGGCAAGTACGAAGCAACTTATTATCAAGGTTACTTGACATCATTCAAGAAAACTAAGAATGCTGAAGATTTGATCGAATTGGAGCTAGAAATTGCAGTCAATGGTACTGGTGTAAATGGTTATGCTACTCTTAACGATAGCCAAGCTGAAGTGGTTCAGTATGAATTCGCTGATACGACTAAAACAACAGCTAGCTCACCAAGTTCCGTAACTTCAGTTTCTGGCGTTCCAGGCATTGGCGGATAACAACTAAGAGAGGTCCACGCCTCTCTTTTTTATTGTATTTTTTTAGAAAAAGGG